GACCAACCCTGCTCCGACTTCCACGAATGGACGGCGTACATCACAGGCAAAGAAATTGAACGCGAAGCCGACCAGTTCAAGGCGTACTGCGATCAGGTGGTAGCCGACTTCCAACGCGAAATCCAAGAGGAGCTCAAGGACTTCCACACCAAGTTCGATTCTTTGTGGGCTGACTTCAAAGAGCAGCTCAAGCGATGAACACTTACGAAGTCATGTACTTTCGTGGCTACGACCACGACGACTGGGACAAGCTCACTGTCACGGCATACACCGAAGCCGAAGCCAAGAGCAAAGCAGAAGATGCCGTGCCCCCCGGCTGTCGTGTGAAGAAGATAAAACTAATTCAAACCAGCGCGGAGACGCGCACAAACCCTTGTAACATGGCACAAGCCACCATCTCGCGGATTGAACCCGCAAACCCTCCCACGTGGAATGGATCACACGGTACGATGTACGCCTTTGACGTCGACCTCTCCGACGGCACCCAAGGCTCTGTCAACACCAAAAGCCCGGACAAATGGAAAGCCGGGGATGCGGTAGAGTACACCGCCCAACACACGCACCACGGGGTGAAACTCAAACTCGACAAGCCCGGATTCTCCGGAGGCTTTACCCCTCGCGCTGGCGGCAACGACGACGCGACCAAAGGCATCATCGCTTCGTGGGCTGTGGGTATTGGAATGCAGGTAGCCGACACCTCCGCACCCAACTACGACCAACAGGTGATGCAGTACGCACGCCTCGCGTTGGAAGCTCGTAAGTCCCTCAAGCACGAAGTCGAGGTATGATGTGGTTTGACCATACACCCAAGGAGACGGGGTGGTATCTCTGCGCGTGGCCTATGGGCGACGGGTATGTCTACGACGTAGGCAAGTGGGACGGCAAGGAATGGCTTACCTCCATGACAGCGGAGCCGCGCCTGTGGCAGGAGATACAAAGCCCCGACAAGCAGTGGGACTATTTAGACGAACTATATCAAGACGCACAATGAAAAAGAAAATGTGGGATGCCCAAAGCACCAAAGCCCTCGTGACCAATGTCATGAGCGGCACGGTGGACAACGTAGAGCTGGCAAAGATGATGAACGTTTCTACTCATCAGATCTACAACAAAAGGAAAGCGCTCGGACTTACCGAGAACAACAAACCACTCCACGACCCAGTGGATACAACCAGAGCGAGAGCTCCTTGGACTATGGAAGAGGACGAGATTGTCAAGATGATGTGCGACGAAGGCAGGAAAGACAAGGAAATAGCCGAATACATTGGGCGGAGTGTTGTCGCCATTGAAAACCGCCGCAACAAACTCCACCGGGAAGGTTTGATGAGCAGCCTTACCAACGTGAAAAACGATTCTCGCCTCTTCAAAAAACAAGACGAGCCCGTTCAAGCGAAGGAGGTTCAAACCAAGACAGAGGTGTCTTTCTTGTGGGGCATGGTCAAATTCACCAAAGCATGAAAGAGTATATCAAGAAGCACTTTGGAAGTCAAGTAAACTGCGCTCGTGAGCTGGGGGTAACCCCGGCCACGGTGCAGAACTGGGTGAAGAAGAACCCCCGGGGCATCCTCAAGTACGGCCCCGAGATTATTGCCACCAAGGATACGACGTGGCTCCAGCTCGAAGGAGAGGTCATGTACCGAATTCACGAGATAGAAGAGCTCGAACCAATAAAGGAGACGTGAAGCACGCGTCTCTCTTTTCCGGAATCGGAGGCTTTGACCTTGCCGCCGAGTGGATGGGCTGGACAAACGTCTTCAACTGCGAGTGGGAGAAGTTCCCACAGCGCGTACTAAAACACCATTTTCCAAATGCCAAACAATACGGAGACATCAAAGAACTCGACGCGACAGCTTACGCTGGACGAATTGATATACTCACAGGAGGATTCCCCTGCCAACCCTACTCACTTGCAGGAAAGCGAAAGGGAAAAGAGGACGAGCGCCACTTGTGGCCAGAGATGCTGCGCGTTATTCGAGAATGCGCCCCGCGCTACGTCGTGGGCGAAAACGTTCGCGGGCTTGTTGGTTGGAATGGAGGGTTGGTCTTCGAGGAGGTGTGCGCTGACTTGGAAGCTTGTGGGTACTCCGTACAACCGTTTATACTTCCAGCTTGCGGCGTCGGCGCTCCCCACCGAAGAGATCGCGTCTGGTTTGTTGCCTACCGTCAAGACATTGGATCAACAAAAACAAAGGACGCTGAACGAAAATGGGGAAAACGTGAGCCAAACGACAGGCACGAAGTACGGAATACATCTGACACAAATGGCCGAGTCTGGAATGCTCCCGACACCGACGGCCTTCGACTACAACACTCCGAGAAGTCAGGAAGCGTGGGACAAAGCAAAGGAGAAGCACGGGGACGCGCTACAAAATCCGCTCAAGCAGATGGCGGCATTCGGAATGCTTCCGACACCCAAGTGCCAAGAGGAGAGGGGCAACGCTTCGAAGGACCGGGGCAAGTTCAACCTGACGGACGAGGTGGCAAGAATATGGAAGCCGCCTGGGAAAACTTCCCAACTTTCCCCCCTGTTTGTGGAGGAGATGATGGGCTTCCCAAAAAACTGGACGGCATCACCTTTCCAAAGTGGAGAAGAGAATCCATAAAAGCATACGGGAACGCCATCGTACCTCAAGTCGCTTTGCAGATATTTAAGGCCATCAATGAGTACGAAAATGGAACGTGAATTTAAGGGGGTATGGATCCCCGCAGAGATATGGTTGGACAAGCGTCTCACGATTTGCGAAAAGGCTTTCCTCGCCGAGGTGGACTCTTTCACGGGCAACGGCAAGACCTTCCACAAGTCCAACGAGACAATTCAGGAAGAGTACGGAATCGCACCTCGTACCGTTCAAAGGATGGTCAAGAAACTCGTCGAGCTTGGTATGCTCAAGAGCAAGTTCAACGGTCGAACGCGACATTTGAGCACAGGCAGCCTCGCCAAAATGACGGGGCAGAGTCGCCAAAATGACGAGTCTGCATCGCCAAAATGGCGACATACTAATACAATAGAGAACACAATAGACAATACATCAAAAAAGAAGGGGGTGGTGTTGCCTTTTGAAGGGAAGGAATTTGAGGAGGCTTGGGGAACGTGGTTGCAGGAGCGCCGCGATCGTGGCACCAAGCGATACACCCCGCGCGGCGAACAAGCCGCCCTCCATAAATTGCAGAACGATTCACAAGGCGACGAGGCCACAGCCATCCAGATAATCCACCAAAGCATAGCCAACGGGTGGCAGGGTCTCTTCGCTCTCAAACAAACACACAATGCAAAACAAAATCAACGCTCTGGCCCGGCAGACGGAAGCCTCATTGCAGAACATCTCCGCCGCCTCGCGAATGAGTCCGGCCAAAGCATGGGCTGAAGGAACAAATGTGCTGGCCGCCTTCCGGATGAACCCAGCCCACACCGAGGCCACCCTCATCCTGCTCCTCAAAGAGACGCTCAACTACCTCGACTATTCCAAAAGCATCACAGCCGACAGGGACGTCTTGGATGCGGTACACCACCTGCGCGATACCTTCCCGGCCATGAAGCTCGAAGAGTGGGCTATCATCATGCACCGACTCAAAACCGGAGAATACCGCCCGGGATACGAGCGTTTGAAACTTCCCGAGTTAGTCGATATATTTCAGCAGTACGAAGGCGAACGCGCAGCCGTCAGGGAGGGCAACTGGAACGAGCTTAAGAAGCACGCACCCGAACGCCTCAACGACGACCAGCTCGACAGCCTATACGAAAACTACAAGAAGCGCCGTGAAGCGGAAACCAAAGAGCTCCAAAAGGGGGCAGACATCAAACGAGTCCCGGTCAAAAACGGGCGGTGGGAACACATCCCGTACCCGAACTCCCAACCGGAGCGCGATGGTGAAGAAGGTGGACACGGTGTTCAGTCAGTACATACGCCTCCGGGCGAGTGATCACCGAGGCATGGGAGAGTGTTACACCTGCGGGTCTATGCGGCATTGGTCGGAAGTAGACGCTGGGCACTTTATGAGCCGGGCGTGTATGTCCACCCGCTGGGACGAGCAGAACGTCCAGTTCCAGTGCAAGAGGTGCAACGGCTTCCGGTCGGGTGAGCAGTTCCTCTTCTCCCAACACCTCGACAGCCAGTACGGGGAAGGCACCGCCGACGCCTTGTACATCAAATCGAAACAGACGTACAAGCACACACCCCAAGAGCTCGAGAGTATGTACCGCCACTACAAGCGCCTCGTCGATGAGATTAGAAGCACGAAGGGACTTTGACGCGTGGTTCTCTGGGCACTACGACGAGCTCGTCCAGCTCGCCCGTAAGCTGCACCGCGACCCTCACGACCTCGTGCATCACACCTACCTCGAATGCGTCCTGCGGATAAGGCGCAACGACGAAGTGGTAAGGAACCTTCCGGGGTACTTCCACCGCTCTATGTTTCACGCCTCGGTGGGAGCCTTCCGCCGCCTGTACAGGATAGAAGACGCCACCCCACAAAACCTCGTCAGCGACTACGACCTCTCCGACGCCATCAAAAAGGAAGAAGCCCTCATACTGACAAATCACCTCGCATGGTTTGACAGAACGGTTCTTTGTCTATACCTTGACGGATGGAGTATGGCCGAGCTCTCGCGGGAGTCAGGTATCAACGTCTCCGTTTTGTACGAAAGCATCTCACAAAGCAAAAAACAACTCCGTCGTGTTATTCGTCAACGCACACCTAAGAGCTGAACGGCTGGGCACCTGCCAAGCCTGCGAGCACTACGTCGCCGCTACCAAGTCGTGCGGGCCTCTCGTAACGGAAGCCTTCACCGACTCCCCTCTCTGCGGGTGCTTTATGCCCGCCAAAACCAAACTGAAAACCGCCTCTTGTCCCTTGGGCAAGTGGGAAGCCACCGTCACCAGCGACGACGTAGCACAGATCAAGGAGTTTCTCGAACGAGACAACAGATACCGCACTGCGGGAGAGCTCACTATGCTCGCCAACAAATACCTTGGAGCAGGCAAGAAGGCGTCTTCGTGTTCTTCCTGCAACCGCAAACTCTTAAATGAACTTCAAACCCTTGTAAAAAATGCCGATACCTAAACCGACACCCGAGGAGAGCCTCGCGGAATTTATGAGCCGCTGTATGGGCGACGCTCAGATGGAGAAAGAATACCCCAACGACCGCCAACGTGTGGCAGTATGCGCAAGACAATGGAAGGAAAAGTAACCCAAAGCTACTGGCTCATGGTGGGGGCGATTGATATGCCCCGCACCTACGGACGCGAAGCAGCCATCAGAAAGTGCCACCGTGCCGCGTACCGCTGGGGCTACGACTGGGAGGAAGTTGTAGCACGCAACCGCGCCCGCGACATGGTAGAGTGCCGTCAAATTATAGCGAAGTATCTTCGTGACCAAGGCTGGATGCTTAACGCCGTCGGTAAGTTTCTGGGCGGACGCGATCACTCCACCGCCCTCTACTCCGTAAAGCAAGCCGAGCACCTCCTCGACTACGACAAACCCTTCCGGGCCAAATACTACGAATTCATGAACGCATGACCCTACGCAAAGTCAAGAGGCTACTAAACGAAAGCGACGACTTCCTCGTCTTCACCATGAAGAAAGGAAGCGACGACACGGCCTCCTTTGGGGTCTACTACCAGAGCCTTGAATCTTGGGAGATACTCCTAAACCTCGCCGTATCCGATTACCACATACGAGAAACACTCCGCAATGTCCTTAACACAGCCGACGCGTATCGCGACCAGCAAACTGAAGACGAGTCCGAATAACCCTCGGCTTATCAGGTTCGACAAGATGGAGAAACTCAAAGCCTCCATCACCGAAGACCCGGAGCTCATGGAAGCCCGCCCCCTCATCGTGAACCAAAAGATGGAGGTAATCGCAGGCAACCAACGCTGGAGAGCGTGCGTCCAACTTGGATGGGAGGAGGTACCCTGCGTGGTAGTCGATTGGGACGAGAAGAAACAAAAGCGGGTCATGATCAAGGACAACATCTCCGCCGGGGAATGGGACTGGGATATACTCGCCAACGAGTCAGAACCCGAAGAGCTCCAAGAGTGGGGCCTCGATATCCCCTTTGAATCAGAACCCACCGAACAATCAAAAGAACCCAAGCAATGCAAGCACTGCGAGAAGATGATTCCGTGACAAAGGAGGACAAGTTAGAGCCAAAAAAGGCTGCGATGGTTGAAGCCCTTACCAAAGCCTTGGGAGTGGTCAAGATGGCGTGCGAGTCCTGCGGCATCTCACGGAACACACACTACCGTTGGCTCAAAGAAGACCCGGCATACAAGGCAGCGTGCGACAACCTGCCCGAGGTCGTGTTGGACTTTGCAGAACACCACCTCCACAAGCTCATCTCCCAAGGCAACCCAGCCGCGACTATCTTCCTTCTGAAGACCAAAGGCAAGGGGAGAGGGTACGTCGAAAGACAAGAGATTGAGGTGGCCGAGAAGAAGCCCCTCTCGTGGTTTGTGTCTGACGACTCTACTGTATCGTGAACGAGCAGACCCAAAAGAAGAAGGGCTACAAGCAAAGACGCAAGTTTAAGGCCCTGCTCAACAATCGCGGGATTGAGTGGAGCGAACCATCTCCCGGTCACTTTCGGATAGGGGACATTGTGTACTTCTACCGTGCCAAGAAGTACCAAAAGAAAGGCAAATGGTACGCCTTCACTTCACATGAGGAATTTTTGCAGAGCTTGTGAGGCAGCCCGCCACATACTACCACGTCAAGAACTGCCCCGCCAAAGTACAAGTACACCAAGGCGGAACGCGGAGCGGCAAGACATACTCTATCCTGACGGCTCTCATCGAACTCTGCCACCGCAACGAAAACTCCGGAGCGGTTATCACCATCGCCCGAAAGACCTTTCCCGCCATACGCGCCTCGGTGATGCGGGACTTCTTCGAGATACTCGAACGGGAGGACATCTACAACGTAGAGCTCCACAACAAGAGCGAAGCCACGTACATCCTCTTCGGGAATCTCGTGGAGTTTATCTCCGTCGACCAACCCCAAAAGGTAAGGGGACGCAAGCGCGACATCCTCTTCGTAAATGAGGCCAACGAGCTCACCCTCGAAGACTGGCGGCAACTCATGCTTCGAACCACCGGGAAAGCAATAATCGACTACAACCCCTCGGACGAGTTCCACTGGATATACGACCACGTACTCACCCGCGACGACCACGAGTTCTTTCAGACCACGTACAAGGACAACCCCTTCCTTCCCAAAAGCACCGTCGCAGAAATTGAGCGTCTCCAAGAAGCCGACCCCGACTACTGGAGGGTGTACGGCCTCGGAGAGCGTGGGGTGTCGCGTGCGACTATCCTCACCCATTGGAAGCAGGTAGTTCAAGTCCCGGACGGGTGGAAGCTCCTGTCGATTGGTCTTGACTTCGGATATACCAACGACCCCACCGCCATCGTCAAGGTGTACACCGACGGCCACGGATTCTGTTTGGACGAGGTATGCTACGCCACGGGACTTACCAACGCGGCCATCGCTCAAACGCTACGCGACGCAGAGGTGGGCAAGGCTATGATCGTGGCCGACTCCGCAGAGCCCAAGAGCATCGACGAGATACACGGCCACGGCTTCAACATTCACCCGGCAAGGAAAGGCCCGGACTCCGTGCGTTCAGGAATCGACTTCCTACGCTCACGTCCGCTCTTTATCACAGAGCGGAGTATCAACGGCATCAAAGAACTCCGGAATTACAAGTACAAGGAGGACAAGAACGGACGCCAACTGAACGAACCCGTGGACGCCTTCAATCACTTCGTCGATGCCTCACGGTACGCCGTGACGTGGAATCAGACCAACCCCAACTTCGGGCGCTACGCCCTCGGATAACTTGAGGAATCTAACCCTTTCAACTCATTCTAACATGGAGCTCCGACTGCCGGCCAACTATTCAGACCTCACCCTGCGACACCTTCAGGTGCTCGAAACTACCGACGACCCCATCAAGCGGGTGCAGGTAGTGACGGGACTGTCTTTTGCTGAACTCCGCAAATTGCCTCAAGCCCTCATCGTAGAAGCCTCGGCACACATCGACTCCCTTTTCGCCCGTGAGGTGTCCAAGCACGAACCTATCTTGGAGCTGCACGGCATCGAGTACGGGTTCATCCCCGACTGGGAGAACTTCAGCGCGGGGGAGTGGATTGATATGGAGACCTACACCAAGGACTTCTGGACGACGGCACACAAAGCCATGAGCATCCTGTACCGACCCATCACCCAGCGTTGGGGTGATAAGTACACTATTGCGGAGTACACGGCACAGGAGAAGAGCGAACACTTCCTCGATATGCCCGCCCCTGCGGTAGCGGGTGCGCTGCTTTTTTTTTGGACTACCGAGCGCGAACTACGGAACACTTTGGAGTCCTCTTTGACTCGGACGGCGCTGGAGGCGATGCGTTCTATTCGAAGTGGGAATGGTACCCCGCCCTCTACTCATTGGCTGGGGAGGACGTTCTCAAAATCGATGCAGTCACTCGCCTCACGGTGGGCCACGTCTTCACGCACCTCGCCTTCCTAAAAGACCTTGAATACAAACGCAAGCAAGAGCAAGCCCAGCGCCGATGATCACCTTTAATAACATCGTCTCCAAGTTTCAGGAGTTCTGCGACAACCACTACTTCATCAAGACGTTTTCGTACGGCTCCCCGTCGGATGTGGACTTGGAGAAGTTCGAGCAGTACCCCCTCCTCCATCTCGTGTACACCGGGGGCGACTACAACAGCCCCAAAGCCAAGACGTACAACCTTGAGGTGTATATCCTCTCCGTGCCTCCTTCGGATGCGGACAAGGTAGGCTACCAAAAGGAGAACATCTCGGACGCAGAGCAGGTAGCCGAAGACATCCTCGCAGACATCCAGAACGGAGGCAATATCTTCCAGTTTGGGTTTCACTACGACCTGGTCAATGCGAGCGTGACGCCATTGGAGGAGACGCAAAGCAACGCCCTTGCCGGGTGCTTGCTCGACATCGCTATCTCCGTACCTTACACCTACGATGCGTGCAACGCCCCTATTTCAGGTGTCGAGCCTGAGGGCACTCCTGCGACGGCATACAAAGCTCGTGGCTTGCTCCGCGTCAAAGAGCTTGACGGAAGCCCTGACGTACTTTCGGTGGCTACCATCAACGTCCCCAACGGCTCTCTGACAGACGACGGAGACGGAACTATCACGCTCACCTTTGGGGCGGGTGGTGCGGTTGACAGCGTAACAGGTGGCACCGGACTGACGGCAACCCCTACGACAGGCGACGTGGTCGTAAACCTCGACGACACCGCAGTGACGCCCGGCAGCTATACCAACGCCGCCATCACAGTGGACGCTCAAGGTCGCATCACAGCGGCATCAAGCGGAACGGGTGGCGAGACAGCCGAGAAGGTGCACTTCCCCGTAAGAAATGACGAAGGCGCTACCATCCCCGCAGGGACACCGTTGTATTCGCGTGGTGAGATTGGAGGCAGCGAACGCATCTTGGTTGGCATTGCCGACGCAAGCGATCCGGATAAGATGCCGGCTATAGGCATTGCAGAAACCGAGCTCACAACAACCGCAAGCGGCAAGGACGGCTTCTGCATCATGACGGGAACCTACAACACCAACCTCTCGGGCTTTACCGGGCTGCAAGAGAACGACGTTCTGTACGTTGATGCAGGGGGCGGCTTGACCCAAGACAAACCCACGGGCACGAACCTGATTCAAAACGTGGGCATCGTGCTCAAGACCAACGGCACCATCTGTCAAGGTCTCAAGGTGTCGTGCATCGGCCGGACTAACGACGTGCCCAACATCCCCGACGGCTACACGTGGATAGGTAACGCCTCCGGGGTGGCTACACCCACGGCGCTGGCTGCGGTAGCGACAACAGGCACGGCTATCTCGCTCACCGACATCGACTCGGTAGGCAGCGGCGAAATCATCACCAACGCGGAGCGCACCAAGCTCACAGGCATCGAAGCC